TTAACAGCAGACACTAATGCTACTATTGCAGGAACATTAGGTATTGCTGGTGGCTCTACAAATGGAGTAGCAATATCTCAAGGTGCTATTGCTATTAAAAATGGTGGTACACAATCATATGTAGATTTTTATTGTGAATCATCTAATGCTCATTATGCAAGATTACAAGCACCTGCTCACTCTGCTTTTAGTGGTAACATTACAGCAACATTACCTAATACAACAGGTACAATTGCTTTAACTTCAAGTGATATTACAGGTACTGCAGCAATTGCTACAGCATCAACTATTACAGCTAATAATAGTACAGATGAAAATATATTTCCTGTGTTTGTTGATGCAGCTACAGGAACACAAGGATTAGAAACTGATACAGGATTTACTTATAATCCTAGTTCTGGTAATTTAACTATTGGTGGTCAACTAGCGGCAGCAACTTTAGATATTTCAGGTGATGTTGATGTTGATGGCACATTAGAAGCAGATGCTATAACAGTTAATGGTACAACTCTAGCTGAAACTATTTCAGATACAGTTGGTGCTATGGTTAGTTCTAATACAGAAACTGGCATAGCAGTAACTTATGATGATAGTGATAATACACTAGACTTTGTAATTGGTGCAGATGTTATTGTAAACTCTATGATAGCAGACGATGCTATTGATTCAGCTCAAATAGCAGACGGTAGTATTGATACTGCACATATTGCAGACGACCAAGTTACAGGTGCTAAGTTATCTAACGATGTTACTATTGCAAATGATTTAACAGTATCAGGAAATTTAGTAGTTACAGGTAGTACAACCCAAACAGGTAGTATAGTATCTAACTCTAATTTTCAATCATTAGCTAATGGTAATAGTGGTAACGCTACAGACTTTGGTTTATTTGGTAAATATGTAGAATCTAGTACAACTAAATATGCTGGTCTTTTCTTTGATGCTTCTACTGATAATACTTTTAGATTATTTGTAGATACACAAACAGAGCCTAGTACAACTGTTAATACAGGAGCTACTGGTTATACTGCTGGAACACTTATAGCTGGAGAAGTTTCAATGACTACTTTAGATATAGGTGGAACAGACGTAACAGCTACAGCAGCAGAATTAAACTTTAGTGATGGAGTAACTTCCAACATACAAACACAGCTTGATACAAAAACCTCAACAGGTAAAGCTATAGCCATGGCTATTGTATTCGGATAATATAGGAGAAAAATATGGCATCAGTAAATATAGTAAATGTAACATCCATTTTACCATTCACAATTAATGGGTCAGTAACAACTTCAGCAACGGACATAATAGACGTACCTGCTGATAAATTATATAAAGTAAACACGATAATAATTGCAAATATAGACGGAACAAACTCAGCTAATATTACAATAGGGTTATCAACTACTAACGGTTCTAATTATTACAATATAGCTTCAACAGTTGCAGTACCAGCAGATTCAACTCTAATAATTACTGATAAAAACTCTTCATTTTATTTAGATGAAACAGATTTATTAAGAATAACAGCTAGTGCTAATAGTGATTTAGAATACACAGTATCTGGTGAAATCTTAGATGACGCATAAGGAGTTAGAAGATGGCTCATTTTGCAGAACTTGATAGTAATAATAAAGTAATACGAGTAGTAGTAATATCCAATGAGGATGTAGATGCTAATGGTGGAGATTTAAGTACAGAAGCAGAAACTTTTGTAACAACGATTGTTCCATATTCAGAAAATGGTACTGCTTGGAAACAAACTTCTTATAATAGTAATTTTAGAAAACAATTTGCTGGTAATGATGCTATTTATAATGCAAGTAAAGATAAATTTATGCTACAACAACCGTTTACTTCTTGGTCTTTAGATTCAAATGATGATTGGCAACCACCAGTAACTTTTCCAAATACAACAACCATAGGTGGTCTTAGAGCTAATGCAGGATGGGATGAAGCTAACTTAAGATGGATAGGTAAAACATTTGACGAAAGTACTAATCCAGTAACAGAAACTGATTATGTTTGGGATGCTACTAATTTACAATGGACGGAGATTTAATATTATGCCTATTACAAGAAATCAAAGAAGTCAATTAATTGGAGCAGACCATGAACCAGTTTTTTCAGCAAAAGTAACATCTTTTACTAGCAGTACAAACTATGCAGTACCTTCTAAAACAACTTCAGTAACTTATTTAGTAGTTGCTGGTGGTGGAGCTGGTGGATTCTTTGGTGGAGGAGGTGGAGCAGGAGGTTACAGGTCATCTACACCCGGCGAAGCATCAGGCGGAGGAGCTTCTGCAGAACCAGCTTTAACTGTTACTGCCGGTTCAACAATACCTGTTGTTGTAGGAGCAGGAGGAGCAGACATAGGTGGTCACAACATATACAATAAAGGCTCAGATTCTAGTTTTGGTCCTATAACCTCTGAAGGCGGAGGTTCAGGTGGTGGTAGATTTGCTTATATTGGACCAGCAGACCCCGGACCTGCTGGACGTAGTCAGCTTGGACAACCCGGAGGTTCAGGCGGAGGTTCTGGTATTTGGTATGGCGTTGGTGGTCCGGGTTCAGATGTAGCTGGAACTGGTCCATATCCTGAAGGTGGTGGATTAGGAACAGCTAATCAAGGTTTTCCCTCTGGTCTTGGAAGAAACCCATCATCAAACTATGGTTGTGCTGTAGGTGGCGGTGGAGCAGGTGAAGCAGGTCAAAAAGGAAACCCTGATAATGTTATCGGAGGTAGAGGTGGACAAGGTGTAGCATCTTCTATTACAGGTTCACCAGTAGCTTATGCAGACGGTGGTGGAGGTGCAGCAGGTGATACCACTCTTTCAGCTCCTAATGATAAAGGAGGAGCTCCCGGACCCGGAGGTACTGGCGGAACAGGTTATGGAAGTGGCTCTGACCCTTCTTTGGCAGCAACCGAAGGTACTGTAAATAGAGGTGGTGGAGGTGGTGGTGGTGCTTATGGTCCATCAGGTGCTTCTAGGACAGGTCAAGCTGGTGGCTCAGGATTTGTTGCTGTTAATGACCCAAACGGCGGTTTTAGTGCATCAAGTGTTTGGAATTTAAGAAGAGTATTTGAATTAAAAAAAGACGGCGATTGGATTTAATTTAGCCTATTAATGAAATTATATTTTTGTATAAGTTTACAACGTGCAGGTAATACTTTACTTGGTAGTATTTTAAATCAAAATACAAATATAACTTTTACAGCTAATAGTCCTCTTACTGAAATTATTTACCAGCTTGATTTAATTAAAAATCAAAAAGATTTAAGATTATCTCAACACCAAAACTTTCCTCATAATGAGTCTTTAGACAATGTTATTAGGAAAACTTTTTATACTTATTCTGAAACATTTAAAACAAAATATGTTATTAATAGGTCAAATTGGTGGTCAGATGGTAACCTTGAATTATTAGAAAAGTATTTTGATAAAAAGATTAAATTTTTAATTTTGTATAGAAACCCTTTAGAGTGTTTAGCTTCGTTATTAAAAGCATATAAAGTTAAAAAAGAAAATCTTGAAATAGATGCAGATTATTATATGAATCCAGAAACAGGTGTTTTAGGAAATGCTATTAAACAAATTGATTTAGTACAAAAAAATTATGAACATTTGTTTATTACATATGACCAGCTAATTGCTAACCCACAAAGTACAGTTAATAGTGTTTATGATTTTTTTAATATACCTAAGTTTGAACATAATTTTAAAAACTTAAAACAATTTGAAATACAAGGGGTACAGTATGATGATTCTATTTTTGGTGATGTAGATTTACACACAATAAGAACAGATAAAATAGAAAAGAAACCGTACCCAATAGAAGATTTTTTACTTCCTTCTGTTATAGAAAAATATAAAAACATAGGAAAAAAATATGAATCTTAAATGGTATTATTGGTATTTTAAATCTGCTATACCAGAAAGAATATGTGATGATATAGTTCGTTACGGTAAAGAACAAAAAAAAGAAATAGCTATTACAGGAAACAATAATAAAAAAGAACTTACAGAAGTACAATTAAAAAACATTCAAAAAAAAAGAAAGTCAGATATTGTATGGATGAGTGATAGATGGATATATAAAGAAATACAACCTTACATACATCAAGCAAATGCAAGTGCTGGTTGGAATTTTGATTGGAATTTTAGTGAAGCTTGTCAGTTTACAGAATATAAAAAAGGACAGTTTTATGATTGGCATTGTGATTCATATGAAGAACCTTATAACCAACCAGATAATCCAGATACTCATGGTAAGCTAAGAAAACTTAGTATGACTGTATCACTTACTGACCCTAAAGAATATGAAGGCGGAGATTTAGAGTTTGATTTTAGAAATACAGACGAAGGCTCACAACCAAGAATATGTGAAGAAGTTAGACAAAAAGGTAGTGTAATAGTTTTTCCTTCTTTTGTTTGGCATAGAGTTAAGCCAGTAACAAAAGGAACACGACACTCTTTAGTATGTTGGAATTTAGGATATCCCTTTAAATGATTACTGAATTAAAAAATCCTATAACTAAAGAATATAAAAATTTAAAAGAATTAGTATTAGGTCCTTATCTTCATTGGTTTTATCTTGACAAAACAACAAACTCTAAAAATAAAGATTTGAGTTTTTTTAGTCATAATCTTTTAAGTAGGCAAGTGCATGAAATAGAAGGTAACAAAGTTCCTGCCATACCTGTAAGTACTTCGCCTTATTTTGAAAAATGTTATTTTATACTTAAAGAAATACTAGATTACAATAATATAAGTTTTGAAGTTATGTATCGGATGAACATAAACTTAACATTACATAGTGAGATTAAAGAAAGCATACCTCACACAGATTTAAACTTACCACATAAAGTTGTTATAGTTTATTTAAATAAATTTACAAAAGGTAGAACAATAGTTTTAAGAGAAGATAAACAAAAATTTTATTCAAATACAAAAGAAGATAATGTAATTATGTTTGACGGTAAGTTGGCACATTATCAAGAATCTCCTGATATATATGATAAAAGAATAGTCATGGTTGCAAACTTTCAATAGGAGTTGTAAATGAGTTTTAAAAAAAATAAATATCAAGTAATTAAAGGTGCTATATCAACAGAGTTAGCAGATTTTTGTTATCAATACTTTTTAAACAAACGAGCTGTAGCAAGACATTTATTTGATGAAAAATATATATCACAGTTTACACCATACTTTGGAGTTTGGAATGACTCACAAATACCTGAAACGTATTCACATTATGGTGATATAGTTATGGAAACTTTATTACAAAAAGTAAAGCCTGTAATGGAAGAACAATCAGAAGTTAAACTTATTGAAACATATTCATATGCTAGAATTTATAAAAAAGGTGATGAGTTAAAAAGACACAAAGATAGATACTCTTGTGAAATATCTACTACTTTGAATTTAGGTGGTGATAATTGGTCAATATATTTAGAACCTAATATTAAAATAAATTTAAACCAAGGGGATATGTTAATGTATCGTGGTTGTGATGTAGAACATTGGAGAAAACCTTTTGAAGGTAAAGATTGTGGGCAGGTATTTTTACACTACAACGATGCAAGTAGTAAAGATGCTAAACAAAATAAATTTGATGGTAGACCTATGATAGGATTACCGTCATACTTTAAAGGAAGTTAAAATGGAAATGATATCACCTTACATTGTTTGGAATGTTTTAATAACTTTAGTGTTAGCTCCAATTTGGTTTCAGATTAGACAAAACACTTCAGAGCTTAAAAGACAAGACATACTCTTAAACAAGACACGTGAAGAAATTGCAAAAGAGTATGTCACGAAATTAGAACTAAAAGATGATATGGAATTAATTATGGATAGAATAGAAAAAATTGGTGAAAAACTTGACAAACTCTTCGAAGTAAAGTAAAATAGGAATATAGCTATGGCAAAAAAATATAAACAAAAATATAAATCTGAAAGAAAAGATTATCGTACTGGAGGTAGAGTTGGCTATGCTAGAGGCGATAAAGTTAGAGAACCACAAGTACCAGACGATATTATAAATAACTCTCCTGTTATTAATGAAGATGAAATAACTAATAGACCTCCTGTAGGTGATAGACCAAATTCAATGACTGGACCCGGAGGGGTGGGTGTTGATGGACCCGGTGGAAAAAGAGATGGTGAACCTAAAGACCCTCCAAATGGAGAAGCTACAAAAGTAATAAATGGGTTTATTCATGCATGGAATGGTTATAGATATATAAACACAGGACAAAAAGTAGGCGGTACTGATGATGGAGGAGGTACTGATGATGGAGGAGGTACTGATGATGGAGGAGGTACTGATGACGGAGGAGGTACTGATGATACTCCTACTGATGAATTTTCAGGGATGACAGACAAACAAAAACAAGATTTGTTTGAATCAGAAAGAGGTACAAGAACAATAACAACTGGAAGAACTGCAACAGACATAGCTGCTGGTAAAATACCTGAAGGTGTTGTACCTATTGCAGATGTTGAAGATATTTCTATGAAAGACACAACAGCTGGTACTGTTCAATTAGACCCTACAAGACAAGCAACAGCTACTACAATAGATAAACAAGAAGCAGAACAAGTAGCTACTATGACTGCTACTACTGCAAAAACTCCAGAACAAATAAAAGCTGCACAAATGGTAGCTTCAAAAATTACAGATAGTCCAGAAGTTCAAGCTGCTATAGGAGAACTATCTCCAGAAGCTGTTGCTAAAGTACAAGAAATATCAGAATTATCAAGCCCTGCAGAAGCTGCAAGAATATCTGAAAGTATTGCAAATGCTGCAAAAGCTACAAACGTAGAAGGTATATTATCTTCAGGGGCTTTTGCTAAAGATGTAAAAGGCGTAGGTGCTAACATATCTGAAAGTTCTGATGCTGAAGTACAAAGTCGTGAAGCTATTACAGGCATATCCGCTACAAGTGGTCAAGCTGCACAAATTATAGGAACAGTTGGTTACGAAGCTTCACAACAAAGAGCAGTAACAGGAACTGCTGCAAAAGGCGAAGCTTCTAATATGTTAGCTCAAGTTGGTAATTTACCTTCTGATATAACTGCTGCTATTGTAGAAAATCCTGCAACTGTAACAGCTCAAGTAGATACTAATCCTGTAGAAGTAAATGCTGCTATTGCTGCATTACCTACAGAAGCTTTAGTATCTTCACAAATGGAAAGTTTATTAGGAGGTATGGAAGACGGTACAATACCTTCGTGGGCTAAACCTGCTGTAGATGCTGTTAATCAAAGAATGTCAGCAAGAGGAATAAGTGTTTCTAGTGTAGGTAGAGACGCTTTATTTAATTCTATTATACAATCAGCTATGCCTATAGCTCAAAGTAATGCACAAGCTTTACAAACTAGAGCAGCTCAAAATTTAAGTAATGAACAGCAAGCTAATTTACAGCAAGCTAATCAAGAACAACAATTAAGAATGGCTAACTTAGCTAATCGTCAGGGAGCTGCAAGTCAAACTGCACAGATGGCACAGCAAATGTCTACAATGCAAAGTCAATTTACACAAGATGCTGTAATGACTTCTGCACAAATGCAACAACAAACAAGAATGCAAAACTTGCAAAATCAACAGCAAGCTGCAATAACTAATGCTCAAAACCAACAACAAGCAAATATGCAAAACCTTGGTAATGACCAGCAGTTAAATATGGTAGAGCTTCAGATAGAAGCAAGTGTTGAAGGAGCTAATCAAGCTGCAGTTAATCAAGAAAGAATATTAGAAATGCAAAACGCTGCAGATTTCTTATCTAAAAATTCTGGTTTTAAACAACAAATGGATTTAGCTAATTTATCTAATGACCAACAAATGAGATTAGCAAACTTATCAGCTCTTAATCAAGCTGGTTCAGAAAACCTTAGTGCTGCACAACAGACAGAACTTGCAAACCTTAACAAGCAAATGCAAGTTAATATACGTAATGGTGAGTTAGCTCAACAAATGGGAATAGCTCAACTAAGTGCTGACCAACAAACTGCAATGCAACGTGCTAATGTCCAAGCTAATATGGACATGACAAAATTTAGTACTGCACAACAAGTAGAGTTAGCTAACAGTAAGTTTATGCAAACAGTAGCTCTTACAAATATGAATGCAGAACAACAATCTATTATGCAAAATGCTACAGCTATGGCTAGTTTAGATATGGCTACAGTAGACCAGAGAACTAAACTTTCTATTAGTAATGCTCAAAACTTTTTACAAATGGATATGAGCAATCTTAACAACCAACAACAAGCTAGTATGATGAGAGCTCAACAAGACCAACAAAGACTATTAAGTAATCAATCTGCTGAAAATGCAGCAAGGCAATTTAATAGTGCGAGTGAAAATCAAACTAATCAATTTATGGCTGGTCTTGAAAATCAAATGAATCAATTTAATACAGCACAACTAAATGCATCTAGACAGTTTAATGTTCAATCTGAAAATGCTGCTAATGCTAGAGATGCTCAAAGAATTGCAGATGTAAATAAAGCTAATGCTGCTATAATAAATCAAGTAGACCAGTTTAACACTCAAGTAGATTTTAATAGACAACAATGGAACGCACAGAATGAGCAAGCAGTAATACAATCTAATGTTACTTGGAGAAGACAAGCTAACACAGCTAACACCGCTGCTCAAAATGCTGTTAATCAACAAAACGCACAGAACGCTTTTAATTTAAGTTCTTCAGCTCAATCTTTTTTATGGCAAGAACTAAGAGACCAAGCTGATTATGATTTTAAATGGTCAGATAATGAAGCTAATAGAAGAGCACAGTTATTAATAGCAGCTATAGGTAATGAAGGAGACACAGCTAAAAACTGGTCTTCTAATTTAAGGTCAATAACAGGAATTGTAGATAACATGTTTTCAGGAGATTAATAATGGGATTATTTAAAAAAATATTTAAAGGTATTAAAAAAGTTGCTAAGAAAATTGGCAGAGGTATTAAAAAAGTTGTAGGAAAAATTGGTAAAGCTTTTGGTAAACTAGGAGTAGTAGGACAAATAGGTATGATGTTTCTTATGCCACATATGATGGCAGGACTAGGAACTTTCTGGGGTAAGTTTGGACAATTTGCTAGTAAATTAGCAAACAGTCAAGGAGTAGCAGGTCAACTATTTGGTAAAACTTTAAGTGCTATTCATACTGCTGGTTCTATGGTAGGCAAAGTATACACAGGAGTTACAGATACTATTAGTTCTGCTTTTGATGTAGTTACTGGTAAAGGAACTGTAGCTGATTTAGGTAACTCAGTAAAGTCTATATTCTCAGGACCTGTAGATACTTTAAAAGCTTCTTTTACTCCTGCTCCTACTTTAGATGCTAAGACTATAGGAGACGCTGCCATGAAAGATATAAAAGATTTTAAACTTCCTAGTATTGAAGAAACTGTAAATTCTTTTAAAGCTCCTACTGATTTAGGAACTAATGTAAAAAATGCTTTTGATAGTTCTAGCTTACTAGATAAACCACTTGATTTAGGAACCGGTATTCAAACAGAAGTAGCTTCTAGTGTAGCTGAACAAACTGTAGGTGAAAAAATAAAAGGATATGCAAGTGACCAGTTTTCAAATATTAAAACTTCTATACAAGACTTTGATGCTGGACAAAAAATTGTAGATAGTGCAACTTCAGGATTTACACAGGGAATAGAACAAAAAGGATATGAAGCTGTAGTAGGAAAAAGACCTACTCCTAATAGTAACTTTACAAATATAAACATGGCATCTTTAATGCAACCAAATGCTGCTCAAGGTATTTTTGATACTATTGATTTAGCAGTACAAAATAATATAGGAAATCCTTATCAAGTAAGAGCTATTCAAAATTATGACTACATACAGTCTGGTCTTATCCAAGATGAAAATGCTTGGTTTCAAAATAGACAACAAGCTATGAATGTTATGGGTATGGGAGGAATGCAATAATGGAACAAAATATGTTTGAAGAGCTTGACCCTAAAGGTGTTGAAGCCATATCACAAGCAGGAAGACCTATTCCCGGACAGTCTCTAACTAATAGTCCTGATACTCCTTATCCGTGGGAAGGTGCTTCTAGATTTACAAATTTTAAAGAAGCTTTAGATTATGTAGTAGGCGAGTTAATTATTGAAGAAAATTATTTGTCTATTATTTCTGGTATCGGTCAAGGAGTTCCAGTAAGTGATGTAGTTATGCAAGTTTTATATGCAGGTTTTAAAGAAGGACAATGGAATCCTGATTTAATGATGATGCTTTTAGAGCCTTTAATGTATGTAGTTATTGCTCTTTGTGAAAGAGCTGGAGTTGAATATAGTTTATATAGTGGCGATGAAGATGAAGATGAAACAGAGTTAGAAGAAGACGCTAAAAATAAATTTGAGCAAATGCAAAATTTAACTAAAAGTAAAATGCCTACTAAAGAAAGTATTTCTAAAACATCAGTACCTGCAGAAATTTTACAAAAAATAGAAGAGTTACCTTTACAAGCAGGCATTCTTGAAAAGCAAGAAAACTTACAACCACAAGAATCTCAAGAACAAACACAACCTAGTATGAGTTTACTAGGAAAACAGGAGTAAATAATGGCACGTTATGAAGCATCGTCAATAGAGTTTGGAGAAAAACTTCAAAGTGACTTAATAAAAAGAAAAAAAGATGAAGCAAAAGAACAAGAAAAGTTTGCTAAAAAAATAGCTGCTGCAAAGTTTGTAGTTAAAGGAGCTAATGAATTTTTAAAAAATAGAGTAGATACTTTTAATGCTTCTTTACTTGATGAAAAAGCTTTTTTAACAACAGAGCAAACTAATGCTAAAAACATACTTGCTACAAAATCAAACTTAGATAAACAAAACATAAGTACTTATGACTATGTTTCAAACTCTATAGCTAATAGCTGGAGAAATAGTATTGAAAATAATGTAGAAGGTATCATGGTACAAACAATGGTAGGTAATGAAATAAAAGAAATACCAGCTTATGATGTTCCTTTAGCAACTTTAAAAAAATTAACAAACTTTAAAGTAGGTAATAAAAAATACGCTACTTATGAGGACATGGTAAATGAACAAGTTGCTCTTTTTGATAACGCTGTTTCTCATGCAAGAAATGTACCTAGTGATACAACAGCAGTTCAAACTTACTTAGATACTTATGCTAAACAAGAACTACCTAATAATATATTAGGAGCTATAACAAGACCTGTTAAAAGAATACTTAGAGGAGAAACTAAAGAAACTTTACAGGCTAAAGTAAATAAATCTACACAAGAAACTTTAAACGACCCGTTGTTTAATTCTTTTACTCAATTTGCAGGAACCTTTGAAGCTTATAACAAAGCTTTTCCTAACGCTAGTACTGATTTTATACAGGACTATGCTGATAATTTAACAAGAGATATAAAAGGTAATATAGTTGATAAAAAAGTTAAAAAGATTATTAAAAGCAGTACCAGTGAAATAGAATTAAAATCTATTTCAAGAGACAACCCAGAAAATAACACAAAAGAAACTGTTATTGTAGCTCAGCCTACTATTACTACTACTTACGCAGACGGTACTGTTGGAGTTACTATAGATACAGAATCTCAAAAAGAAATTGTAAGTGGAGAACAGCTATTAGTTACTTTAGGTGCTCCTTTAATTAATTCTTTTAACGCAACTTTAAATTCTTTCGGTATAGAACAGTGGGCTGTTTATCAAAAAGAAAATAATAAAGCTGTTATTGCTAACCCGATTGCAGAATTTTCTAAATTTATAGTATCCGGTATTCAAGAAGGAGAAGCTAATAAATATCTTAAAGGAGAACTTGATATTTCTACAGTATTATCGCAATTTATGGCTGGAGGTGCTAAAGACTTTACAAATATAGTAGAACCTCCTGAAAGAGAACCGAATGAATCACAAGAAGATTTTGATGAAAGAGTAAAAGCTGAAAATGAAAAAAGTCAAAAACTAATAGAAGATACTTTTATGAATGTAATTAAGCCTTTTAATAATTTAAGTGACATATTAGATAAACAACTAAGAGAGTAATTCATGGGATTTTTTCGTAAAGAAGAAGACGAGCTTTCAAAAGAAAACGAAGACAGAGCTTTAAATTTATTTAAAACTGCTCTAGAGTTTAATTTAAAAAGATTACCGGGCTATGAGATAATTAAATCTGTAGATGCTTTAAATGCAGATATAGACGAAGCTACAAAAAAAGAAATAGAAAAAACTGTTTTAGGTAGAGCTGGATTAGCTGTAGCTCCTAAATTAGAATCCGCACAAAGAACAATAGCTGGAGCTGCTTCTGATGTAGGTAGAGAAAGTTTGTCTTTAGTTAATTTATTAGCAGATAAAACTAATCTTTATGAAGTAGATGATGAATTATTAGAAAGACAAGAACAATTTATAGATACAGGTTTAAAAGCTCTTGTAGGAGAAGAGTCTGTAACTAAAGCTGATAGAGGTGGTAGAGAAGTATCTGTTATAAAAGAACCTGAATATGCTGGTGGAGAAATTATAAGAGACATGACAGCTATTCTAGGAAGTGTTTTTGCAGGAACTAAAGGTCTAGATAAAGTTGGTAAAGCTTACATAGCTACTGATAAAGGTAAAAAATTAAAACAAACTATAGATTCTAGTAGAGTTTTAAGAGGAACTAAAAACGTAGGTAAAGCAGCAGTTGCAGGAGAAGTAGGCGTACAGTTTTCTGTGAATCCTTATGAAGATAGACTTGCTAATATGATAGGAGAGTTTATTGGAGATGATGAAGGTGCTCTTAATGATATGTTAAAATTCCTAGAAGCAGATGACAACAAAACAGAATTAGAAAATAGAGCTGGTTTAGCAATAGAAGGTCTTGCATTTACTCTAGGATTACCTGCAGCTTATTATGGTAGTAAAGCTGTAAAAGAAACTGTAAAAAATAAAAAAAATTTAATGAAAGCTTTAAAAGAAATTAAAGCAAAACATGAAAAAGGTTCTTTAGATATTCAAGGTTTTAAAGATATAATAACTAAAGCTTCTAAAAATTCTCCAGAAAATTTACCTTCTTTAAAAAGTGCACCAGATGAAGACGTTTCAAAACTATGGCAATTTTCTAGTAATAAATTAAAAAGAGGAATTAGTAAATTAGGCATGGGAAGATTTGGGTTGGGCATAGGACTTCAAGAGTTTTTTAAATCAAGAGGTTACTTTACCCCGAAAGTATTTGAATTATTTAATAAATCAGAAGCTGCTAAAAATGCATGGGCAGATGCAGCAGAAAACTTCGCTAGTAGTTTAGATAAAAAAATAAAAGATGTAACTACTAAATATTCTAAATTAAAAAAGTATCAAAAGTTAGGAACTACAGAGATAGATGAAAAAATACAAAAAGGTGTAAACGATGCATTAAAGAATGACGAGTTTGTACCACAATGGGAAGCTTATAAAGATGCTGTAGAATTTAAAAACAGTCCCTATGGTAAAAAGAATTTAGGCAAAGACTATCTTAAAAGTTTTAATACAGATGCTTTTGATAAAGTACCTAAAGAGTTAAGAAATGATATAGCTGAAATGAGAACCTTGTTAGATAATTTTAGTGAAATATTTTTACAGATGCCTAACAATCAAATATCAAAAGAGTTAAAAGAAACAATAGAAGGAAACTTAGGTAAGTGGTTACATACTAGCTATGATATATTTGAAAGCAGTGCTATAGCTAATAAAAAATATAAAAATTTTAAAAAGTTTAGAGAAGCTTTTGTAAACGGTTCAAATGATGCTTATAAAGCAATAGAAGGCTCTGATGTTTTTTTAAAAGCTACAGCGAGTATTCGTAAAATGTTATCGCAAGAAAATAAGTTTAGAGATTATGATGATGTAGCTTTAACAGATGAAGCTATGACAAGAGTAGAAGGTATACTAGAAAGTGCTGCAAAAGATTCTTCAAACGATTATTTTGCACGTATGGATAATTTTTACGGTAGTAATAGAAGTATTTTTAAACGTAAAGGAGACATAGACGAACCTTTAAAAGATTTAATGGGAGAAATAAAAAGTCCTTCTGTTAATGTTTTAAAAAGTGTTACTCAAGTAACTTCTTTTATAGAAGATTATAGATTTAGTCAAGAAGCTTATGGTTTACTTAAAGGTAGAGTAAGAAAGAAATTTGATAAAATACAAGGTGAAAAATACTGGGACGAAAAACTAGACCCTACTTTAGAGCAACAAGCTTTTCAAATGGGACAATCAGGAAGAAGAAAAAAAGGTCATGTTTTTAACAAAGCGTTTGTAGATACTAAAACAGGAATTAGATACACTACTCCTTTAAGGGGAAAACAATACGGTGTTTTAAACGGTAAGTTTATGACAGAAGAAATGGCAATGATGTTTGGAGAACGTCAAGGCTTAATAGGTCAACTAGATAAAACTAATTGGTATAAAAGTTTCTTAGCTTTAAAAGGTTATGGACAGGCTTCTAAAACTGTTTTAAATCACATTACTCATTTAAGAAACACTATCGGTGGTGCTTTCTTTACTCTTGCTAATGGTAATAATCCTTTTTCTGGTAAAGGTAAAGATGCTGCTAAAGCAATTTACAATAGAAGATTTAAAGACGTAGGTGAAAAAGAAGCTTTAGATTATTACAATAAACTAGTATCTTTAGATTTAGTTAATACAGGAGCTAGGTACGGAGATATTCAAGAGTTAATGAAAGAATCTGCTGGTTCAGGAGTAGAAAGATTTTTAAATAATACAACTTTAAAACTAGGAGACAAAGGTAAAACTTTAAAAAAATGGGGTCAAAATATACAAGATGCTTATATAGCAGAAGATGACTTTTTTAAAATTATAAGTTTTGAACAAGAGTTAGATTCTTTAATAAAACAAGCTAAAGGAACTACATTTAAAGGGACACGTATAGGTAAACGAAGCGGTCAACCTTATAACACAAGAGTTACTTACGATGAATACATTAAACAAAACCCAGAATACTTACAAAGGTTAGAAAAAGAAGCTGCAAAAATTGTTAGAAATACTGTACCTACTTACTCTCTAGTACCTACAGGTATTAAACAGTTAAGAAAACTACCTTTTGGTAATTACTTTTCTTTTCCTGCAGAAATGGTACGTACTAGTTATGGTATTGTAGAACAAGGACTAAGAGAATTGTTTTTAAGCGGAGGAGGAATTGCTTCTGCAACAAGAATGAGAGGTGCCCGTAGGCTAGGAGGCTTCATGGGTGTAGGTATGTTTGGTAACGAAGGACTGAGTGAATTAACTAAACATTGGCATGGTGTTACCGATGAAGAAGAAGAAAGAATAAGACATTTAAATCCTTATGACTATGCAAAAAATTCTAAGTTTATTTTTTATAGAGACAAAGAAGGTACTTTATATAAAAATGATTTTAGTTTTATAGACCCTTACGACACTATAAAAAGACCGCTACAAACAGCTATTATTAATTTTGCTCACGGTGAAAAAACAGAAGAAAATTTAGCTAGAGTTATGGGAGAATCTATGAAAGAAGGCTTGTATGAATATACTAAACCTTTTTTTAGTGAAGCTATGTTTACAAAAGCAATCATGGATATTAACAGAGGCGAGACTTCTGAAGGATATCCTATTAAAGGCTGGGATGAAGGCGGCTGGGGAGACAAAGCTAAGTTAGCTTTATATGAACTATATAGACCTTTTGTTCCGGGAGCACTACAACAAGTTCCTAAAACAACAAAAGCTTTTATGGGAGACGAATATGAAAAACTTGGAGATGGTAAGTTTGCTGAGTTTTTAGAAGGAGTAACTGCAGGGTCAGTAGGTAAAAAAGAATACACCAGAACAGGGCAAGTTATTGCTAACTTAACAGGTTTTAGATTTGAAAAAGTAGATGTAAAAGGAGACCTTGAAAGAAAAGCAAAACAATATCTTAGAGGTTTTGACGATGCTAGAAAAACATTTGACAATATAGGCATAGGAAGAACTAAAGACGGTAATGATTTTTTAAAAGGTTTATCACAAGCTAATAAACAACATTACTATGCCTATAAAGATTTAAAGTTAGCTGTTGATGCTGCCAGATATTTTGATGTAGACGGTATAACAGCAAAAAGAATTTTAGAAGATGCAGGAATAGACAAACAAACTATTTTATTTTTAAATAGAAATAGATATAAACCTTATCTTCCTTCTGAAGAAAAATACAAAAGATTCTTAGATGAAAATGTACAAGGTCCTATGGGGATGAGGGAATTACAATACTATGTAGGTAAATATAGTAGAATATACAGGACTTTACCAATGATAAATATATCGTTTACTGGAGATGAAGATAAACCTATAGGTACAACTACTGTACCTAAAGAATTAGTAGAAATGGTACGTAAACCTACTAAAAACGAAGAAAAATTAAAAGAAATACTAAGACAAACTAAAGTTGAAGGAGGGCTAGTAAAAGGAGAGGAAGAAGTTCCTTATACTAAAGAAGACCCGTCAGATAGAGTAGACCCCTTTACAGGTCTTCCTTATTCTGAACAGATGAATAAACTAGGATTTGGAGAATAAGTATGAATATAGAATTATGTAAAGCAGAAATAACTAGGCACGAAGGTAAAGTATTAGAAATATACAAAGATAGTTTAGGATATAAAACTCTTGGTATAGGGCATTTATGTCAACCAGAAGACCCTGAGTATGATTGGGAAGTAGGTACAAAAGTATCTGAAGAAGTTGTTAATATGTATTTTGAAGATGACTTTAATAAACACTTAGCAGAAACTATACATGTATTTGGAACCGAAGAAGCATTTTATAATTTACCATCTGACATACAAAGAGTATTAGTAAATATGTGTTTTAACTTGGGCGGTACTAGACTATCTAAATTTAAAAATATGTTAGGTGCTTGTAGAGCACATGACTGGAATGAAATGGCTAAACAAATGGAAGATAGTCGTTGGTATAATCAAGTAGGTAGGCGTAGTAAAGAATTACAAGATATAGTATTACAACAAAATGCTTCTGTATACTGAAAAACAATTAGAAGAGTGTTACAACGTATATAGAATTATACAAGTAAAACAAAACATGGCTTTTGTGTCTTTAAATAGTTTTAGAATTATGTTTGAGCAAATGTTAGAAAAAGTATATGAGGATATAATATGAAAAATATTTTAAAAAATATAGTAGGTGCTGTAGCTCCTACATTAGGTACTGCTCTTGGTGGACCTATGGGTGGGATGGCAGCTAATATGATAGCTGATGTTTTAGGTGTACCTAACAATCCTAAGTCTATAGAGAAAGGATTAGCAGAAGCTACACCAGAACAAATGTTAGAACTTAAAAAAGCTGAACAAAACTTTGAAGTTCAAATGAAAGAGCTTGATGTAGATGTATTTAAGTTAGAAGTAGCTGATGGTCAAGATGCTAGAAAGAATTTTAGTAAAGACTGGACAGCTCGTATAATGGGCATAGCTGTTGTAGGTGGATTTATGGGATACATATTTCTTGTTACTCTACAACCACCAGAGCAAAACTCTGAAGCTCTTATAAACCTTGTACTAGGGTATCTTGGTGGTTTAGCAAGTGCTGTTATATCTTTTTACTTTGGAGCTTCTAACACTTCTAAAGACTAATGGATGCAGTAGCTTTAATAACTGAACTAGGTTTTCCTATTGCAGCAGCTTTAGGTTTAGGCATGTTTGTATGGAAACTTATTAATAGAATTATTGATGGGATGGAAACTAAACTAGATACTTTAGATGATAAAGTACAAACATCTCTAGATACTATGGAAGAAAGAGTATCTACAAAGCTTGATAGTCAGTATGGAATTATAGTAAGTTTAATAGATAGAGTAAGAGCCATGGATAATCAAAGTATTAGACAAGATGTGTTATTAAAAACATTGTTAGGAGTTCCTAACTTAATAGATATAGATAAAATAGCAAAGGCAGATAGAGATGACCAAAGAAAAGATTAACAAAAAAATATTACAAGTAGTAAACCTTTCTCCTAGTGAAGACTGGATAGAAAAAGTTATATATGTACACCCTATGAAACAAATAACAATAGCATCTATAGTACAAGTATTTGTATTAGCATTCATGGCTTTGTCTATGGTTGTAATTAGTTATATATTTTAATATGAAAATAATACCTACATTTAAAAGCGATAAGACTTTAAGAAACTGTAAGTTTTGTATTTTCTTTTGGTCTATATTAATTATGTTTTGGTCTGTTAATAGTATATCAGATGAGATAGTATTTAAATTTAAAAGCCCTAGTTTTAATGGTAATAACACTAGCTCACATTATCTTACTATAGAAAATCAAGAGTTTAATCGTAAAGAAGCTCTTAAAGCAGAGATAAAAGCTTTACAAGAACAAATAGAAAGAGACAAAGAAAACACAACTTTAGCCAGATTTATTAGAAACTTAGAATCAAGAATATATTCACAGTTATCAAGACAATTAGTAGAAAATTTATTTGGTGAAATACCTTCTGAATCAGGAACACTTACACTAGAAGGTAACACAATAGTGTACAACGTAGAAGATGGAATAATAACTTTAACTATAACGGACAGTGATGGCAATACAACGACTATATCTTTGCCTGTTGGTAATTTTACTTTCTAGCTGTGCAGTAATACAAGAAAGCGGTGATTTAGTTTTAACTAAAAAAATACAATCAACTGCTACTTTAAACTTACAATCAGAAGAGTTAAGGAATTTACCTCCAGCACAAACAAGACCAACTATAGCTATATACCCTAATAGCTTTAGAGATTTAACAGGTCAAAGAAGAAGTAATAGTTCATTTGCTTTGTTTAGTACAGCTGTAACACAAGCACCGGAAGCTTTTCTTATTAGAGCTTTTAAACATACAGCAAATGGAAAGTTTTTTAGAGTTGTAGAACGTGTAGGTTTAGATGACCTAACAAAGGAAAGACAACTTATACGTAGCACACGTAAAGAATTTAAAGACGATGACAAGATGAAACCTTTGTTATTCGCAGGGTTACTAGTTCAAGGTGGAGTAATTAGCTATGAGTCTAATTTAAAATCTGGAGGTAGTGGTGCTCGTTACTTAGGTATCGGCACATCAAAACAATTTAGGGAAGACACAGTTACTATATCATTAAGATTAGTTTCTGTGCTTACAGGTGAAGTACTTATGGAAACATTAGTATCTAAAAGTATTTTATCAACAAGTGTTTCTCAAGATGTATTTCGTTTTATAGAAACTGGTACTGAACTAGTAGAAATAGAAGGTGGTATAGCAGAGAATGAAAGTGTTTCTATAGCTTTACAAAGGGCTGTAGAAAGAGGGGTATTAAATATAATAAATATTGGAATAGAGAGAGGCTATTGGAAATATGAAAACATTAAAATTACTAAGCCTGATTGCATTGATGAATGCATCGATAGCATACGGGGCTGACAATGAAATATATATAGACCAGACTGGTGCTACATTCAATTTGGATGCAGAGCAGTTAGGTTCTGGTAATATTATAGGAGGAGCTACAGCAGCTGCAGGGTCAATGACTGCATTAGATTTAGACGGCGGTACACAGACTATTGATATTAATCAAATTGGTTCAAGCAATAAATTTTTAGGTGATATTACTGCTGATAACTTTGTAGGTTTCTGGGAGTTTGATGGTTCTACTAACGTGTTTAACATACAAGTAGACCCAACTAATACTTACGGTGCTGATAACTCTGATGTAAATGTTGATGTAACAGGCGGTACAAATACATTTACACTTGATTTAGGAACTACATCTTTAGCAAGTAATGCAGATTTAGATTGGATTATTAACGGAGACGGTAACACCTTTGACTTTAATATTAATAATGCTGATGCAACCAATGACGTTAATGTTGATGGTGATGACAATGTAGTAAACTTTACAGGTCAAGGTTATGCAGGTGGGTACTTTAAATTAACTCAAGTAGGTAATACAAGAACCTTTAACATAAATCAACTGAGTACTTTAGACAATGACTGGTTACGCATCACATCTAGTGGCAGTAATGGCACTATTTGTGTCAATCAAAATGACGGGGGAAGTGCAGTCGGTTGCTAATATAGGCAACATAACTGAACTAAACGGAACAGGTAGAGTTGTAAGAGACCAAACCTATGAAGCCTCTCTAGCTCTAGACATAAACAGCTACGATAATGTCCAAACTTCTAACGGGAGATTGGGCATTACTTTTTTAGATGACAGTCAAGTTAGACTGACAGAACATTCCGAATTAATTATAGATGAGTTTATCTATGATGTTGACCCATCTAAATCTAAAATGGCTCTACAGTTTGCTAGTGGTACTGCAAGATTTATCACAGGAAAACTAGCAACTATAGACAAAGAAAATATAATTATCAATACTCCAAGTGCTACGATAGGCATTAGAGGCACGGATTTTACTGTAACTGTAGATGAACTAGGTCGTAGTTTAGTTATATTATTACCAGACGATGATGGTCTACCTAGTGGAGAGATTGTTGTTGCTACAGCTATGGGACAGGTAGTTCTAAACAAGCCTTATCAAGCTACTACAGTTTCTATGTTTGAAACTAAACCCACAAACCCCGTTATTCTTGACTTAACCCTAGAGTTAATTGATAACATGTTAATTGTAAATACACCTAGGGAAGTAGAACAAAATGAAAGAGAAGATGGAGGGACCGGTGTTAATAATCTTGATGTTGATTTCCTTGAGTTTGATGATTTAGAAACAGACTATCTTGCAGAAGATACTTTAGAGTTTACAGAGTTAGACATAAATTATCTTGATGTAAACTTTCTTGAAGACTTGTTAAATATAATAGAAGATGTAAATGAGTTAGACCAGACTTCAACAATTTTAAAAACTGCTATAGATTTAAAAGGTACTAAAGTAGGATACGATAGTGAAACTCAAATAAATACTTTCTTGACAGATAACATCATAACATTTTATAAAGTTTTAGAAGATACAATTAAATTAGAATTAGATAAATCAAATGCTTATACTATTGTAATGATACAGAATGGTAAGAGTACACAGATTATAGTTAATGGTGGTGGTGATTCTACCATTAAGATTACGCAAGGAGACTAACATGAAGTGGGCAATTACCTTAATAGGTTTACTTACGTTGCCTCTACTCTTTAACCTTGCACCCCTAGAAGTAATGAGACTCAAGACCTTTGATGCTCTTGTTACAACACCAATTCCAACAGGACACTTTACAATACTCAACATTACTGAAGAAGACCTAGATAATATGGGAGGATATCCTTTACCTAGACAAAAGCTTGCAGAAATACATAAACAAATAATAGATGCTGGAGCTTACGGAGTTGGTTGGGTTATGTTATTTCCACATGCAGATAGGATGGGAGGCGACAATGAGTTTGCTTTAGAACTTTCTAAGTCTCCAAGTGTTATAGCTATGCCAGAAATATCTAACGGTCAATACCCTCCTACTGTAGGCACAGTTATTAAAGGACCAATAGTATCTTTACCTAAAGCTCAAGGATTTTTAGAAAACATAGACGTATTAAAACAAGCAGCTAATCAAGGTGCTGTGTCTGCTCCAGTAGATATAGATAACTTAGTAAG